TCCGGGCTGGACCAGCTCCGCTCGATTCACGACGCCACCGATGTGGGCCTGGCCCTCGTCGGGAACGAGACGGTGTACGGGCGGATGACGGGCGGTTCGATGGCCCCCTACCTGGACCGGCTCTTCAGCAGGATCGGCAAGCGCGTACCCCTCAAGCGCCCCTACAAGGACGACATCACGAATCTCGCGGCGGCGTGGGGCATCACCGACGCGCAGCGACTTGCGCCGCTTCGTGCGATTGCCTCGAAGCCCGGCGCCCTTCGGATCATGACCAAGGTTCTCCGCCTGGCCGGGCTCTACGCGGCCGGACGGGAGGAGGACATCACGGAACAGGACATCCAGCATGCCTGGAAAGAACTAGGAGGAAACGGTGACTAGCTACCCATTCAAGAAGCGGGACCATGCGTTTTTCGAGCGGCTGCGGACCGCGGCGATGATCTGCTGCGCCCTCGGCATCATTGCCTGCTGCGTCGGCCTCATGGTGAACCTCTCCGCGATGAAGGCCGAGGCCAAGGTCTTCCCGGCCGGGTATGTGGGCGACCGCATCCCCTCGAGGGAGATCGTGGTGGCGAACCAGGCCATCGAGGGGATCAGCCAGGAAGACCCCGGCGTGATCACGATCACGGGCCATAACCTCGACACGGGCCACGTCGTCTACCTCTCGGGCATCGTTGGCATGACGGAGCTGAACGGTGAGTACGTCGAGGTGACGCGGCTCACCGCCGACACGTTCTCGACCGGGGTGGATACGAGCGGCTATACGGCCTACGACAGCGGCGGATATGCCTCCGGGGGACTCATCCTCGTGCCCGAGGGCGGAAGCGCCCAGTACATCAGCATGATCAACGGGTCCGAGGCGAATGCTCCCACGGTGCCGGTCTACCTGAACTACGGCACCACGGAGGCCGTGGCGCTACCGACGGCGCCGTCGTCGGGAGTGCCGAGCGCCTATGACTTCCTCGATCCCTACCAGAGCGGGGACATTCCCGGCGCCGCGAAATACATCCGGCTGAACGTGGCCACCGACGAAAAGGTGTGGCTGCGGTACCGGGTCGTGTACTGAGGAGGCCGGCATGACGAAGAAGCTACTCTTCCTCCTTGCGATCCTCGCCATAATCTGGCTTTCGGTTTCGGCGCCGCATGCGGGGCAAGGCTACTCCACCGGGGCGGCCTTGACCTCCGAAGCAATTGCGGCCGCGCTGGGATTCACGCCCGCGGACGAAACGGAGGTGGTCCCGTATACCGGAGCAACTGAAAGCGTGGATCTGGGCACGAAAAACCTTACGGCGAACTCGGCTTCTATCTCCTCCGTCGCCAGGTTCGCGTCGGGATTCTACTGCGGCGCTTCCACCAACGTCGCGAACGGGATCATGTTGCATTGGCCTGTAGCGGGTGGGCTCATCTTCGAGGGAAGCACGGCGGACACGAATGAAACGGCCCTCCTGGCCGATGATCCAACCAGTGACAATTCGCTGTATGTCCCAGATCTGAGCGGGAAAGTCTGGGCGGGACAGGCCACCATCCCCTCCGAATCCCTTACCGACGGGGCCCCCACGGACGCAGAGCTCGACTCTGCCTTCACAAGCCCGGCCACAGTTGGTCAGGGCGGCATGAGGCTCGTCATCGATAGCGACGGCGGCGGGGGCGTCTATGTCGTCGTCAGCGACGGCACGAACTGGCACTACCAGCAGATCACCCAGGCGTCATAGGAGCTACCATGAAGAAGACCATTCTTACTCTCGCCGCCTTGGCGGCCGCGGTCCTCGTGGTGGCAGCCATCTCGGTCACGCCGGACCCGGTCCCGCTTCCGGATACCGCGAGCGTCTACTCCATCACGCTGAGCAGCGGCGCCACCAATGCCGATGGGGCCTGGATCGAACTGCCTGCGGTCACCGTCACCTTGGTCGGCTGCAACGCGATCCCTGGTGTCACCGACCCATGGGGACGACAGGCCTACGAGGACACTGGCTGGGTGACCACTTTCTCGGAGGACAACGACGCCGTTCTCCAGAACCTCTGGGCGAACGGTTGGTCCGGCTTGGTCACCAAGGCTGAGCAGAGGGCGCAGACACTCAACGACGGTGGCCGGTTGGAGTGGAAGAGGCAATAGCCACAACACAATGGAGGCGGCGATGACGGACGGAATGAAGGCGATTTTCGAAGACAGCCGGATCCTTGCGGAGGATGCGGTTCTGGAACTGAACGCGGCCATCGCACGGCACCGCAAATACGACACCCGTGAAAGCCTGTGGGCGGTGAAGCGGCACTGCTGGGAGACCCAGAAGGCGATTCAGGAATATCAGTCGCGTTGCATGCGCGATGGCATGGAAGCCGTGGTGGGAGGAGCCTCGGCGTAGCCGAGATCCATTTGGGTTGGGCAGGTCAACCACGGACCAGAAGGCGAAAGGAGACCCGATGACCAGACGAAAAGACCCACCTGATAAGGATCGAGCCATGGCGAAGAAACGAGTGAAGTGCAACGCCGTATCTGTGCCGGTGCCTCAAACGCCGGAGCAGGCGGTGGAGGCCATCGCGGAGATCGGCGCCCATCAGAGGGAGCGGGCCCGGATCCAGGCGAACATGAACGACGAGCTGGCGGCCATCAAGCAGAAGTACGAGGAGATGGCCCAGCCCCACAACGACAAGATCCAAGCCCTCACCAAGGGTGTTCACACCTGGGCCGAAGCGAACCGGGACGGCCTGACCCACAGCGGCAAGACGAAGACCGCCATCCTATCGAGCGGGAAGATCCTGTGGCGTATGCGGCCGCCGAAGGTCTCTCTCAAGAACATCCCGAAGGTGATCGAGGCGCTGAAGGCGTTGGGCATGGCCCAGTTCATCCGGGTCAAGGAGGAGGTGGACAAGGACGCCATCCTGAAGGACCCGAGCCTCGTGCAGCACGTAGGCGGCATCAACGTGACACAGGGCGAGGACTTCGTGATCCAGCCCTTCGAGCTGGACCTCGAGGAGATCGCATAACCCGAGGCCGAAACGCGGGGCAACACCCCGCGTCGTGGCGTGAGGCGCCACCTGATGAGGCCGAAACATGCTGAGAGTTACCGACCAGACCGTACAGCTCGCACGCAGGATCTACCGGAGGCTGCAGGACTCGCCTGAGCCCCTCAAGCGGGCGGAATTGGCGGGCTTGGTCGAGAACCCCCTCATGAAGCAATCGACGAAGGAGCGGCGCGTCCGCGAGGCTCGCGCCTATCTGGTTAGCCAAGGGGTGGCGATCCTCTCCGACGGCAGGGGTTTTAGGCTCGCGAAGACCGCCAAGGAATATGCGGACGCCATCCGGCTCAAGGAGAAGGCCGCCGTGTCGGCTCTCGTCGAGGTGGCCTACCTCAAACGGATGAAGCCGAAAGACTACGTGAAGCAGATCCTGCCATTCTTAGAGGGGGCACTGTGATGGACACGGAACGGCTCAGCCTGGCGGCACGTCTACAAGCCGATGAGGCGGTACGGGAGAACCCGAAGGGCCTGATGTGCCCAATGATCGCGGACTTCCCGATCTCGACGTTGGCCTGTGAGTCGCGACGCAGGCAGTTTGAAGAGAGCGGCCGGGAGCGGCACCACCTGTGCGCCGGCGAGGAGTGCCCCGGATGGAACGAGGATTATGCGGCCCTGGAGGTCGATTTCAGGACTGCGCCCAGGATGCAATCGGCGCCGAAGCCGAAGCCGAAGAAGGAGGCGAAGATGAAGAAGGGCACGCGGTTTCCAACGAACCCGGCGGAGGGCTGTTATGCGGGGATCCCCGCCGAGGAGCGACCGGAACTGCCCGAGGGGTACCGGTACACCAGGAACGGAACGGTGCAAAGTCCTTGCGGCAATCGGGTGAGGCCGTGCCCCGAATGCGGTGAGGGCTGGGTGGAGTTCAAAAGCGCGAGGTGCCGCAAGTGCGCCGGGAACAATTCCGACAAGGGCGGTGCTCACGGCAGGGCCGCCAAGCCGAAGGTCAAGAAGAAGACGCCGGAACCACCCGCAACTCCCACCCCTTCGCAACCGGAGCCGAAGGCGGAGGGACAGCCACCCGAGGAGCCGGTAGAAGGGATCACTCTTCTTCCGCAGGCCGCGCTCCCTTCGTTTGCGCCCTCCGACGAGGACATGCGCCAGGCCATCGGTGAGGAAATGGAGGAGCTGACAGAACTTCTCTTCTCGGTCTGGCGCCGGGTGAAGAGGCGGATCTATGGCTGATTACTGGAGCTACGTCGGCGTGCACCTGGTGATGATCGCCATCCTTTTGGCCAGTGCGGCCGGCGCCGCCGTGAGCTTCGTGGCCCTGTTTCTGGCGACCCCCGTCGGGATCATCCTGCGGCAGGATCTTGCCGAGTGGATCCGGAATATGGGCCGGGAGATCTTCGGGTATGGGGGGGAGTGATGGCTCTCGATGCTCGGCAGATCCGGAAGATCCATGCCATTCGCCGTTCCATCGGCCTCGACGACGACACCTATCACGACCTCCTCGATGACCTGTTCTCGGTGCGGAGCTGCAAGAAGCTGACCGTTGCCCAGTACTGCCGCCTGCTCAGGGAATTCGAAGCGAAGGGCGCGAAGCGCAAGAAGGGAAAGACGGGGTACCCCGGCCGGCCGAATCTGGACGATCCAGACCGAGGACGGCTATTCCGGAAGATCGAGGCGCTGCTCACGGAGGCAGGGAGGCCATGGTCTTACGCCGACGCGATCGCGCAGCGGATGTGCAAGGTGCAGCGCGTGAAATGGTGCCGGCCGCCGGAACTGGGGAAGATTGTGTCGGCTCTCATGTATGACCAACGAAGGCGGAAGGGTGGAACAGCCTAGCATTTTCGAGGCATTCGAACAGGAGCGGTCGGAACGTCACCGTCACCGGGCGGTCGATGCCCTGCCGGAACTGCTGGGCCAGGTGGTGGAGATCTCCGGGGAGGAGGCCGCCATTCGGTTGGCCGATCGCTACGGCGGAACGAGGATGTATGTGCCCAGCCGAGAACACCTCGACGAACGCCATCCGCTAGTGGTGCTCGTGGGGAAAGAGGCCGCAGAGGCGATTTCGGAGAGGTGGGCCGGCCTTCATTTGGAGGTGCCCCTGGGATCGGATGTGACGAGGCTGCTCCGGAACCTGGAAATCAAGCGGATGAGCGATAGCCACCGGAGCGCGGGCTCCATCGCCCGCCGCTTCGGGATGACACGAAGGAGCGTGCTCAGAATACTTGCGGAGGGGCGGTGATGGTGACGGATGTGCTGTTCGCGATCTCGATCTTTCTGTGGGGGATGGTCGTCGGCATTCGGCTGCAATCTCCGAGGGGAGCCGGGATGAGAGTCTCACTCCTCTGGGGATTGATGCGAGTCATGTCGACGCTCCTCGGGCTGGAGCTTGCCAGCGCAACGATAAGCGACAGGGCGCCGGAGGCGCTGCAGAGGGCCGATGCTAACGATGTAGCTTCGGATGATAAGGAGAGCTAAGTGCAGGAAATGAGGCATGACGGATCTGACATTCTATCGACGCTAAGGGATCGAAAGCAGCTAGAAAAGGCCCTCATGGATCAAAGGAACGAATCTGTTGCGGTGCACAAACCCGGCACCGTGTTCCAATCCAGAAACGGCCAAGACTATCTCGTGCGCAGGGACGGATCGGTGCGCAAGGTGAGGTTTTCAACGAGCCTGCTCGGGGTAGCCGAGGAGGCAATGCTATGTGCCTCTGCTTACGAGGGGGACGTCCTGCTCATCGGAAACGTGAGAGCCGATGCGCTCGCGGAGGTGCTTCGAGACTACATCGCACTCAGGAATAAGCCTGCGGGGTGACACCCGTCACCCTTATCGACCTTCACGGGCCGCCCCATGATGTAGAGCATGGAGGCGGCCCATGCGGTTTCATCCCTACCCTGAAGGCATTCTCAGCGGGGAACTCGCCCCGGTCCTCGTTCCCTCGATCTACCGGAATTATTCGGTGGACCTCCCTTCGCGGCTAGCCTGGTTCACGCCGGACACGGCTGTCGCGCTGGAGAAGCTGCGGGAGCAGGTGTCCCATGCCGGGGGCACGCTCTACCTCTCCGACGGCTTCCGGTCGGAGTTGGATCAAGCGCGGGCCCGATTCGACTACCTGACCGGCCAGGGCCGCTACGCGGAGCGGGAATCGCTCATAAGGATGTTTCCGCTTCTTCGCGGATATGTGGCCTGCAACAACGGCCGGGGAAAGAAGGCGTTTTCGCCGGAGCCCGGCGGGAGCATGCACGAGGCCGGCCGGGCGATCGACGTGGATATGGATCCGGCCCGGCTCGGCATGGACCAGCGGACGTTCGCGGACATCGCCCACGCGTGCGGCTGGCGGGATATCGTTCACGACAACTTCGGCAACCCGAACCGGGTGGACGTCCGGGAGGAGTGGCACTGGGAGTTCCCAGGCCCGTTCCTTGCGATCTATGAGCAGGCTCTCGCCGAGACCGGCAGCCAACGCCACGCCTACCGCGAGATGACGCGCCGCGCCATCGCCGATATCAAGGCGGGCGGAGATCCACAGTGAAGGGCTGGCGGACGGGTGCCTTCTTTCTGGGGGTGGCGGTTCTGGATGTGCTCCTCAACGTCTTCCCCATGACGCGTGGGCTTATTCCCGAAGAGGTCTACCGCTGGAGCTGGGTGGTCCTCTGCGGCCTGGCCCTTTTCTTCCGCCACATTTCGGACGGGCCACCGGCATGGAAGGGCCGGTGGCCGTTCGATCGCGATTCGTTTTCTCATGGAGGTTCCGACATGAAGAAGCCTATCGGATTCATGCTCCTGTTCGTCGTCCTGCTGTTCACGGCTTCCGTGTTCGCGGGTGACGTGGAGGAGCCCGCCGCGGCGGATCATCCCTTCTCCATCACCCTGGGTTCCGGCCACATCTGGTCCGGATCGGGCGACTGGGAGCGAAGCGTGAACACCGCGGAGGCGCAGGTCCACCTCGGAGGGGACTGGCGCTTCACGGACCGCTTCGGCCTGACGTTCGAATATGTGAGAGACACAGCGGAGCTAAAGGAGTGGTTGTACGAACACCGCTTCACCTCCGAACTCACCGAGACCCGTTACAATTACAACGTCGCCGACCTGGCGTGCCGCGTCACCTTCAATCCCGGTGACCGTGCGGAGATTTACGCGCTGGCCGGGGGCTCCTTCTACAAGTCCGGGGGCCTCTCCAAGGGAGGCTTCCTTGCCGGTGTCGGCCTCGATTACGGCATCACGGACCGGGCGTTCCTGCGTGTGCTTATGAAGTACAGGCACGTGGAGGGATTTCTGGTTCCCGTGGCGAACGTCGTGGAAACGGGATTCGGCATCGGCTTCCGATTCTGAGGAGGCGGTTCCATGCATCGAGTGCCGTACGAAGACCTGCGGCTGGGCGACATCGGATTCGTGGCGGGCGAGGGATTCCTCAGCAAGGCCATCACGCGCCTGACCAGACGCAGTGACCTTCGAGGGATTCAGACGCCATCGCATGCATTCGTGATCTGCTCCAGGACGCAGGTCATCGAGGCGCTCGATAAGACCAAGATCCGACCGCTGGCCGTGTATTCGGCCGCCTTCAAAGCCGGGCGGGCGCTTGCCTTCCGTCCGCCCGGCACCCTTCAGGCCAAGCGCGTGGCCATGCAGTCCTTCGTGCGGGAGTATCTCAACGCCTCATACGGGTGGATGCAGATCATGGGATTCCTGCCCGTGTTGTGGGCCCGGAAGCGTTTCGGCGGCAAGATGGCCAACCCGGCACCGGGCGGCGAGATCTGCTCGGAGATCTCCGTGCTGTGGCTTTGGCGGCTGCAGATGTCCCTTCATATGGGGGGAGAACGCGAAGCTGCCGACCGGCTCGCGTGGGTGGACCTGCTCGATCGGGACACGACGGACCCGGCCCTGCTACTGGCTTTCTGCCTTCAGAACCTATCCACGGAGAATAAATGACAGAGATGACGTGGCAGGCTGCGGCCGTGCTCACCTCGGTGGTGATCGGCTTGATCGGCATCAACGCAGGGATCTTCCGCTGGCTGTTCAGCCGATTCATCGACCAGATCGACAAGCGGATCGAAAGCCTCGGGAAGGCGCTGCAGGGCCAGAGTGAGCGCACCACCGAACTCGAGAAGGATCTCCTCCGGCTGAAGGCCGATCTGCCGAGGGATTACGTGCGGCGCGGGGATTGGATCCGGTTCAGCACGGTCATCGACAGCAAGCTGGATTCCATCAATAACCGGATCGAGAAGCTTATGGAGGAAATGCGCGATGCCAGAGATCGATCTTGAGAAGCTGCGCCGCGAGGAGGTGCGCTGGCGGGTCCTGCGGGTGCTGGACGCGGGCCGGCCGATGCCCGTCTCCGAGACCCTCCTGCTCACGGCTCTGACCGATATAAAGCTGGAACTCACTCCCCATGAGCTTCGCCGAGAGATGGATTACCTTCGGGACCGGGGAACGATCGAGATCCTCGGGGAGGATGGCTCGGTCTGGTCCGCCAACTTGACGCGTCTGGGCGTGGACCTGGTGGAGTACACCATTCCCTGCGAGCCCGGCATCGCTCGGCCTGCGAGGCGGTGAAGATGGCGAAGCGCTCCACGGTCTTCATGCTGCCCGAGGATATCCGCACGGAGCTTGAGCACCTTCTCATTGAGAAGGGCTTTACCGATTATCGCGGCCTGGCTGAGTGGCTGGGGGAGCGCGGGTTCGAGATCTCGAAGAGCGCCATCCATCGCTATGGCCAGCAGTTCGAGGAGCGCGTCGAGGCGCTCCGCATGGCGACGCACCAGGCGAAGCTGATCGTTGAGACTACGCCCGACGACGAGGGGGCCGTGTCGGAAGCCCTTATGCGCCTGGTTCAGGAAAAGCTCTTCCAAGTCATCATGAACCTCGAGATCGATCCGGAGAAGTCGCCCAACCTAGGGGCGCTTGCCCGTTCCATCGCGGAACTGAGCCGGGCGACGGTGACCCAGAAGAAATGGCAGGCGGAGGTTCGCGAGAAGGCCGAGGCCGCCGCGGAATCGGTGGCAACCGTGGCCCGCAAGGGAGGCCTCTCCGCCGAGTCGGTGGAACAGATTCGCCGCGACATCCTGGGGATCGCATCGACATGAAGCCCGTCATCGCCTGGCCCGGAGGAAAGCGGCTGCTCGCCAAGCGGATCATCCCACTCCTGCCGGAGCATGTCTGCTACTGCGAGCCGTTCGGCGGAGGCGCCGCGGTGCTGTTGGCCAAGCCCCGCTCGAAGGTGGAGGTCTACAACGATCTGAACGGGGACCTGGTCAACCTCTTTCGGGTTGTGCAGTTCCATCCCGTGGAGCTTAAGCGGACGTTGCGCTTCGTTTTGAATTCGAGGGTTGAGTTCAACGACATCGTGCTGCAGCCGGGGGTGACCGACATCCAGAAAGCAGCACGCTGGTTCGTGAAAAACCGGCTGGCCTTCGGTGGGAAGACGGCGAAGGGCGCCAGTTACGGATATGGCCGCAAATCCGGGGGCGCCGCGAGCGGCAGCCGGGCCGCCCGGATCCGCGCGCTCATGGACCTGAACCGGCGGCTGGACCGGGTGAACGTCGAGAACCTCCCCTGGCAGGATTGCATCGAACGCTACGACAGCGAGGAGACCTGCTTCTACCTTGATCCGCCCTATGTTGGCGGCGACCAGCGGGTCTATGGCGATCTCGGATTCGACGATGTGGATCACGAGGCGTTGCGGGAGATGCTGGGGTGCGTCGATGGGAAGTGGGTGCTGAGCTACGACGACCACCCCATGATCCGCGATCTGTATGGAGACTGCCACATCGTGGAGGTCTCTCGAAAGCGGGGTATCGGGAACAACCACAAGACCCTCCGCAAGCGGTTCGACGAGCTGATCATCCGGCCGGGGGGGCAGGCATGACGCATGCCGCGCCCTACGCCTTTCTGCCGTATCAACAGCGCTGGGCCGGCGACACCAAGGACGTGAAGGTCTGCGAGAAGTCCCGCCGCATCGGATTGAGCTGGTGCGAGGCGGCCGACTCGGCTCTCCTGGCGGCCGACCGGGACAACGGGATGGACGTCTGGTACATCGGCTACAACAAGGATATGGCCGAGGAGTTCATCCGGGACACTGCGGACTGGGCCAAGCGCTACCAGCTCGTGGCGGCTGCGATGGAGGAGGTCGTCATCGACGACGAGGAGAAGGACGGCGGGATCCTCGCCTTCCGGATCCGGTTCGCGTCGGGCTTCCGGGTGACGGCTCTCTCCAGCCGCCCCTCGAACCTCCGCGGAAAGCAGGGCCGGATCGTCATCGACGAGGCGGCTTTCCACGATCAGCTCGGGGAACTGCTCAAGGCCGCCATGGCCATGCTGATCTGGGGCGGCCAGGTGCACGTGATCAGCACGCACAACGGCGCCGAGAACCCTTTCAACGAACTCGTGCTCGACATCCGGGCCGGTCGGAAGGAGTACGCGCTGCACCGCATCGATTTCGATGAGGCGCTGGATGACGGCCTGTACAAGCGAATCTGCCTGGTCAAGGGGAAGGAGTGGTCCGCCGGGGCCGAGATCGAATGGCGCCAGAAGATCATCGATCAGTACGGAGATGATGCCGACGAGGAGCTGTTCTGCGTCCCGTCGAACAGCGAGGGCGGGTATCTTTCTCGCGCGCTAATCACGGCCCGAATGGTCGACGCTCCCGTTCTCCGCTGGAAGCCCCCGGTGGAGAAGTTCGAGACATGGCCCGATCAGCTCCGCTGGGCCGAGGTCAACGACTGGCTCGAGGCGGAAGTGTTGCCGCTTCTACAGAGCCTCAACCCCTCTTTGAAGAGCGGTTATGGGATGGACTTCGGGCGGTCCGGAGACCTCACGGTCATCGCACCCTACCAGGAGCAAGGGAATCTGACGATCCGGTTCCCCTTTCTGCTCGAGCTGCGGGACGCCCCCTTCAAGCAGCAGGAGCAGGTCCTCTACTACATCGCCGACAGGCTGCCGTGCTTCCTCTCCGCGGGCATGGATAGCCGGGGCAACGGCCAGTTCCTGGGCGAATATGCCGCCCAGCGCTACGGCTTCAGCCGGATCGAGCAGGTCATGCTTTCGGAAAAGTGGTACTCGGAGCAGATGCCGCCGGGGAAGGCGGCCTTCGAGGACGCCACCGTGGAGATCCCCCGCGATACGGACGTGCTCACCGACCTGCGCGCCATTCAGGTGATCAAGGGCACCCCGAAGATCCCGGATGTCCGGGCCAAGGATTCGAAGGGCGGGCAGCGCCACGCGGACGCTGCCATCGCGATCTTCCTGGGGCTGTTCGCGAGCCGGAGGGAGGTCGCTCCCATCGAGTTCGAGACCACGGGGGTGCGGCGCTCCTCGCTAGAACTGTTCGAAGAGCGCGGCCACGAGATCCGCTCGGCCGTTGGATTCGGGAGCGTAGGCGGCGGCACCGACCTGGAGGGATTCTGATGCCGAGAGGAAACGCTAAGGAACCCACTTTCGACGAGGTTGCCACCACGCGGGACGGCCGGGATATCACCCGCGGATACGTCGATCCGCTTCAGATCCAGCAGCCGCAGGATTCGATCCTGATAGGCCGGGGCGGGGGCAACTACAGAACCTACGAGGAGCTGCTCCGGGACGACCAGGTTGCGGCCACCTTCCAGCAGCGGCGCCTGGCGGTGATCTCCACGGACTGGGAGGTGGAGGCCGGAGGGGAATCGTCGGAGGACGCCAAGGCCGCCGACTTCATGCGGGAGCAGCTCGACCACATCAAGTTCGATAACGCCACGGACAAGATGCTCTTCGGCCGCTTCTTCGGGTTCGCCGTTGCGGAGGCGTTGTGGGCGAGGGACGGGAGCTACATCGTCCTCGATTCCATCAAGGTGCGCAATCGGCGCCGCTTCGCCTTCATGGGCGACGGCTCCATGAGGCTGCTGACCTCCGATAAGCCGACGGGCGAGGTGCTTCCGGATCGGAAGTTCTGGGTGTTCCAGTGCGGCTCGGACAACGACGACGAGCTGTATGGTCTCGGCCTGGCCCACTGGGTCTACTGGCCGGTCCAGTTCAAGCGCAACGGAATGAAGTTCTGGCTGATCTTTCTCGAGAAGTTCGGCCAGCCCACGGCCTGGGGGAAGTTCCCGCTGGGAGCGGGGGAGCAGGAGAAGACCAAGCTGCTGGCGGCTCTGCAGGCGATCCAGGCGGACAGCGGGATCATCACTCCCGAGGGAATGCTCATTGAGCTTCTCGAGGCCGCCCGCTCAGGGACGGCGGATTACCAGTCGCTCCTCAACAAGATGGACGCGGCCATCTCGAAGGTGATGATCGGCCAAACGATGACGGCAGATGCCACGGCTGCCGGGTTGGGAAGCAGCCAGGCCCAGGTTCACATGACGGTCCGCCAGGATTTGGTGGAGGCCGACGCGGACCTGGTCTGCCACTCCTTCAACCTCACCATCGGGCGATGGCTCACGGAGTGGAACTTTCCCAACGCGAAGACGCCCCTCGTCAGCCGGCGGATCGAGGAGCCGGAGGACCTCCGGTTCACGGCCTACCGGGACCAGGTCCTCGCCAAGATGGTTCCGATCAGCAGGCGGTACGTCTACGAGAAGTACGGAATCCCCGAACCCGATCCCGGCGAAGACCTGGTGTGGAGCCCCTTCGACCTGGCGGCGGCCGGAGCGTCCGGCTCGGCCGGATCGTCCGGAAGCGCGGAGTTCGCGGAGGCTGCCGGCGGCAGCCGGGACATCCTCCCGCCCGGCCACGTGGAGCAGCTCCAGCAGCGGCTCGGGCCCATCGTGGACGAGTGGATCGCCACCGCCCGGATCCTGGCCAGTGAGGCCAAGGACCTCGTCGACTTCAACGAGCGGCTGCAGGCGATCCACCCCGAGATCGATCTCGATGAGTTCACCCGCCACATGCGGCTCGGCCGCCTGGCCGCCGAATTGGCCGGCCGGGCCGATGTCCTAGAGGAGGGGAGCTGATGCCGGTCTTTGGCGCCCTGCCTTTCGAGGAGCAGATCGCCTTCTTCCGCAAGAAGGTCAACATGCCGACGGAAGCCTGGGACGACCTCTGGCAGCAGGAGCATCAGCGGGCCTTCTCCATTGCCGGGGCTGCCCGCGACGATCTCCTCGAGGACATGCGGAAGGCTGTTGACCGGGCGGTGACCGAGGGCGTCACAATCGAGACCTTCCGAAAGGACTTCGACGACATCGTGGCCCGGTATGGCTGGGCCTACAAGGGCGGCCGGGATTGGCGGACGCGGGTCATCTACGACGCCAACATCCGTACGTCCTACCAGGCGGGGCGGTATCGCCAGCTCGTCGCCATCAGCGACCGCCGCCCCTTCTGGCGATACCGGCACAGTCCCGCATCCAAGGAGCCCCGCGAGCAGCACCTGAAGTGGGACGGGCTGATCCTCCGCTTCGACGACCCCTGGTGGCATACACACTATCCGCCGAACGGGTGGGGCTGCCGGTGCTTCGTGCAGTCGCTCTCGGAGCGTGACATGGAGAAGCTCGGGAAGGACGGCCCCGACACGGCGCCGGACGATGGGACCTATGAGTGGATCAATCCGAAGACCGGCGAGATCCATGTGGTGCCGAACGGGATCGATCCGGGCTGGGCCTACAACGTGGGCGAGAAGGAGGCGGCCTGATGGGCGTGGGCATCGAGATCAAGCCGCAGGACTCGGCGGCCCTCGATTACCTGGAGGTCCTCCGGGTTCATATGGGCGACATCACGACGCCCCTGAGCGAGATCGGGGAGGCCTTGCTGATCTCCACCGAGCAGCGGTTCGACGACCAGAAGAGCCCGGAGGGTGTCCCCTGGGCGCCGTTGAGCCCCGGCTGGCTGGCGGTGAAGGAGGCCAAGGGCCGCAACCCGGACAAGATCCTGACCTTCTATGGGGATCTCCGGGGAAGCATCCAGTACCAGATCGAAGGTGACGACCTGGTCATCGGGACGCCCAAGGTCTACGGTCCGATCCATCAGTTCGGAGGGATGGCGGGCCGAGGCACCGTCACCTCCTCGAGGTCCGGCGGGTCCACCGGCGGAGCCCTGATCGAAGCCCGCCCCTACCTGGGCCTTTCCGATGCGGACGAGGCGGAGATCCTTGACATCCTCATGGAGTACTTCCGTGGCTGAGAAAAAACGGCGCCGTGAGAGGCCCCAGGATCGACGAACCCCCATTTCAGGCCCCACCCCATTCGGGAGCCCGCTTTCGCCCGAATTAAAAGACGTTAAACGGGTCTTAAATGGGTTCCACGGTGCGGTCCGGACCCCCATGTCGGGGTGGATCCCGGTCGGCCTTTACGGCACCCCCTTAAAACCGACGGCCATGCTTCGGGGTGACCGCCGTCACCCTGGAGGGTCTTGCCCGTTCATCCGAGGATAGGAATACGGAGGTTTCCATGCCCAAGAAGATAGAGATTTTCAGGCCCGGACGGCATACCGCAAGTGACGGGAGGAAGATCCCCTTTACGGGGGCGGACCTCTCCAAGACCGCGGAGGTCTACGATACGGCCCTGCACGAGGCGCCCCTGGTCATCGGCCACCCGAAGGCGGACGAACCTGCGTATGGGTGGGTGCAGGGGCTTTCCTTCGAGGAAACCCTCGTCGCCGAGGCGGACCAGGTGGCGCCCGAGTTCGTGAAGATGATCCAGAACGGGAGCTTCAAAAAGGTCTCCGCGAGCTTCTACGAGCCCGATTCGCCCAAGAATCCCGTTCCGGGGGCCTATTACCTCCGCCACATCGGCTTTCTCGGAGCGGCGCCGCCGGCCCTGAAGGGGCTTCGCCCCCTCGAGTTCGGGGAGGACGAGGAGGGCGTGGTGGATTTCGTGGAGGAAGCCAATCTCTATTCGAGCCTGGCTGACATTCTCCGGGGCTTGCGGGACTGGATCATCGGCCGGGACGGCCTCGAGCAGGCAGACCGCATCATCCCCAACTGGCAGGTGGACAACGTCACGCGTATCGCACGTGAAACCCGAGACGCCGAAGTCGAAGGCGCCTCCTCGTTCACGGAAGGAGATCCCATGGACAAGGCAGAACTGGAACGGAAGGAGGCCGAGCTGAAGGACCGCGAGGCCAAGGTGGCCGAGCAGGAAGCATCCTTCGAGGAGCGCGAGACGAAGCTCTCGGCGTCCGAGGAAAAGACCCGTAAGAAGGACATCGTCGAGTTCGTCGACGGCCTGGTGAAGGGGGGCAAGGTCCTCCCCCGCGACCAGGCCGGGCTCGTCGAGTTCATGGCCGGCCAGGATTCCGAGGGCGTGGTCGAGTTCGGCGAAGGCGACGACGCCGTGAAGACCGCTTCCGGGAAGTGGCTGCGCGAGTTCCTCGGGCACCTGCCCAAGCAGGTGGACTTCGACGAGGCATCGCCCGCCGGCGCCGGCGCGCCCGAAAGCAACCCGCAGGCCGTGGCGGACGCGGCCCGCAAGCACATGGACGAGCAGGCCAAGACGGGAAGGAGCATCTCCTTCACCGAGGCCGTCGAGGCCGTCACGAAGGGAGGTGCCAAGTGAACAACCCTCTGCTGACGAAGAATTTCACCGCGGGCGGGACCATCAATGCCTACCGCATCATCAAGTTCGGGTCCTCGGATGCCGAGGTCCTCCAGGCCGCCGCCGTGAGCGACTCCCTCATCGGAGTGGACGCGGGCCTCGGCGCCGCCTCCGGTGAGAGGGTCGACGTGGTCGTCTCCGGCGCCGCAGAGGTGGAGTACGGCGGCGCCGTCACTCGCGGTGGGCTCCTCACCTCCGATGCGGACGGCAAAGCCGTGGCGGCTTCGGAGGATGACCGGATCATCGGCGTCGCCATGCAGTCCGGTGTGAGCGGCGACATCGGGTCGGTCCTCCTGGGGATCACCGGGAAGGTTCTGGAGTCCCAGACCTTCAGCGACCTGGTCACCGTCTCCTCCGCGGAGCTGCTCGCCCTCAACGCAACGCCCAAGGAATTGGTGGCTGCCCCCGGCGCCGGCAAGGCGATCGTCCTTCTGGGCGCGACGGCGTTCCTGGACTTCGAAACGACGGCCTACGACGGCATCGCCGCCGGCGAGGACCTCAACATCAACTACACGGACGGCAGCGGTGACACGGTGGCCACCATCGAGGCGACGGGATTCCTGGACGCCGTCGCGGACGACCTTCGGTACGTCTACCCGCTGGCGGCCGCGGCCATCACCCCGGTCGACAACGCGGCCCTCGTTCTCCACATGGCCACGGGCGAGATCGCCACGGGTGACAGCCCGCTCAAGATTCGGGTGGACTACAAGATCATCGACACCTCCTGGTAGGCCCTGATCCAGGGACCCCTTCGGTGTCCAATCGCGCTAACGCGCGGAAGAAAAGGAGACTCAAATGACCACAGCCCCGTTTCCCGTGGACCCCGTCCTGACCGCCATCGCCCTGGCGTACAGGAATGCGGTGCTGATCGCCGACGGTGTATTCCCCCGGGTACCCGTCGGCAAGGCGGAGTTCAAGTACTTCTCTTATCCCAAGGGAGGAGCCTTCACCATTCCGGACACCCAGGTTGGGCGCAAGTCGAAGCCGAACGAGATCGAGGTCTCCGCCACCGAGGTGCCGGACACGACCGAGGACTACGGCCTCGAGGACCCCGTCCCCCAGGCGGACATCAACAACGCGCCGCCCAACTACAACCCGCTGGGCCGGGCCACGGAGCGGCTCACGGACCTCATCCTGCTGGACCGTGAAGTGAGGGCGGCCACTCTCGCGTTCGCAGCCGCAAACTACGCCGCGGCCAACAAAATCACCCTCTCCGGGACCGACCAGTGGAGCCACGCCCAAGGCGACCCCATCGACGACATCCTCACCGGGCTCGACGCCTGCATCATGCGGCCGAACGTCATGGTCATCGGCCGGGGCGCCTTCACGGCCCTCATCAAGAATCCCGTCATCAACAAGGCGGTGCACGGCACCGCCGGTGATTCGGGCGTAGCCCAGCGGCGCCAGATCGCGGACCTCTTCGAGTTGGAGGAGGTCCTCGTCGGCGAGGGCTGGCTCAACACCGCGAAGAAGGGCCAGACGGCCACGCTGTCGCGGGTGTGGGGCAAGCACTGCGCCCTCATCCACCGAAACAAGCAGGCCGACACCTCCGGTGGAGTGACCTTCGGGTTCACCGCGGAGTTCGGCACACGGGTGTCCGGCTCCTGGGAGGACAAGGACATCGGCCTGCGCGGCGGCCAGCGCGTGCGCGTGGGCGAGTCGGTGAAGGAGCTGATGGTCGCCAACGACCTCGGCTACCTCATCACCGACGCAGCGGCCTGATCTTCACCGCCACTCCCACCACCGGGAGACCGCCCCCGGCCCGGAGGCCGGGGGCGGTGACTGAAGGGAGAGTGATTCAGATGTCGGAATACCGGATCAAGTGGAACCTGAAGCACGGGGGCAAGCTGCACAAGCCTGGCGAGACGATCACGCTCAGCCAGAAGGATGCGGCGCCGCTTCGCAAGAGCGGTGTCATCGTGCCGGTGAAAAAGGGCAAGAGGACCGGGAACTCCTGAGGTAGCCGCCGATGGCATACGCCACGCAGGACGACATGACCGGACGGTTCGGGCAGCCCGAAATCGCACAGATCACGGATCATGAGAAGGGCACCTCCATCGACGAGGCCGTGCTCGATGCGGCCCTCGATGACGCCACGTCGGAGATGGACGGCTACCTCGCCACGCGGCATACCCTTCCCCTGGAGAGTCCCCCCGAAATCCTCGTGCGCATCTGCTGCGACATCGCCAGGTACTTCCTCTACCAGGATCAGCCGACCGATACCGTTCAGAGTCGCTACGACAACGCCATCCGCTTCCTGCGAGACGTGAGCATGGGCAGGGTATCCCTAGGCGTCACACCGACGCCGGACACCAATGACGAGGCGGACTATGACGCCCCGGACCGCGTCTGGTCTCAGGACACCCTGGAGGATTACTGATGGCGCTCGTGAATTACCTCGCCCTCGAGCAGCCCCTTATCGAGCGCCTAAAAGAAGAGGTCGCCCATGTGAATGGGCATGTGTTCTCAGTGAAGGATCTCGCCGGGGTAAGGCAAAAAGCGCAGCGTGTGCCTGCCATCCATGTCGTCTATGACGGCGACGACGTGTTGACCGGGAAGCACGATAGAGCCGGCCACGGCGCTCGAATGACGACGGCCGAGACGGAATACCGGTCGAAGCAGCGCGTCCGGCAGCGCTGGCTCGTCGTCACTGTCGTCCGCAACGCCGCCGGCGAGTTGGAAACCGGAGAGGCGGTTCGGCAGTCCGCGGGCTTGATTATTCAGCGGACGATCGAGGTCCTCCAGGGATGGCAGCCATTGACCCGCCACAAGCCGTTCATCCGCCAGCCCGGTCCCAAACCTGCCTACATCGACACGTTCGCCTATTTCCCGCTGCTCTTTACCTCGGAGGTGATGACGCCATGACCCACAATTCGAAACCCGATCAGGTGCAGACCTATCGTTTCAAACTCAACTGGCCCCACATGCACAAGGGGAAGCTGCGCCAGGCCGGGGACGAGATCACCGTCTCGGCCACCGTGCGGGACTTCCTCATCGAGCGGAAACGTGGCGATGTGGTATCGGCTGCCGGCGCCGAAACCGCCCCGCACGATCCCAACCCCGGAGAAGGCCGGCCGCCGGAGCCCCCCGCCCCTCTGAAGGAGGGAGCGAAGCCCGATGAGGGCGCCAAGAAGGAGAAGAAGAGATGACCGACTATTTCAGCGGACAAGGGGAGATCTTCGTGGGGCTGAGGGATGCGGCAGCCGGAACGGCCCTCGCCCTGCGAAAGATCGGGAACGTCCCCGATTTCAAGCTCTCCGGCAACGTCGAGAAGGTCGTCCATAAGGAATCCATGTCCGGCCAACGCCAGACGGATCTGGTGATCTCCACCTCGAAGGAGATCTCCGTTTCCATGACCCTCGAGGAGTGGACCGCCGCCAATTTGGCCATGGCGCTCTACGGAACCGAGGTCACGGTGGCCGGCGACAGCGTCACGGACGAGGTGCTTCCGGACAGCTTGGCCGTAGGGGATTTCGTGCGCCTGGCCAACCCGGACGTTTCCGCCCTCTCGGTGGAGGACAGCCTCTCGGCCTCGCTGACGCTGGACACCCATTACGAGGTGGATTCGGCGAAGCACGGCCTCCTGAAGATCCTCGATCTCGCGGCCTTCACGCAGCCGTTCCAGGCGACGTATGACTACGCCGCCCGCACGGATGTGGCGATGTTCAACGCGGCGCCGCCGGAGCGGTTCATCTTCTTCAAGGGCCTGAACACTGCCGACGAAGACAACGGCGTCTTCGAACCGGTGCTCGTCGATCTATACCGGGTGCAGCTCGATCCGCTCTCGGAGATGGGGCTGATCACCGACGAGCTGTCGCCGCTTCCCATGGAGGGCACCGCCCTCGCGGACACGCTGCGCGCCGTCGACGCGACTCTCGGCCAGTTCGGCCGGATCACGCGGATGAACGTGCTGTAGTCATACCATTCACGGTAGCCGGGCGTCTCTGACTGGCGCGAAATCGGGGGGGCTGACCGGCACCCCCCCAACCCCGAAGGAGGCGGTGATGGACGACCTGAAGGCGATGTTTCCCCTCAAATCCATTGTGACGGTCAGCGGCATGGAGGGCAGCGAGGAAGTCCACGTTCGGCCGTTCCGGTTCGGTCAGATTCCTCGAGTGACAGAACTGATGGAAAGCCTGTACGACGACTTCAAGAGCGAGGACGTAGAACTCATGGAGTTGCTCAAAAAAGGCGTTGATGACGTCATGGAACTCATGGCCCTTTCCGCCGGCAAGGATTCCAATTGGGTTCGGGAATTGGCGGCTGACGAGGGCATGACTTTGCTCAGCGCCGTCATCGAGGTGAACTCGGATTTTTTCGCCCACCGGCTAGGGCCGGCTCTCCAGGCGCTCAAGGGGGCCCTCTCTGGCCTGAAGTCATCGAGTTCCTCATCGCCAACGGCCACCGGTGGGGGGACCTCGTCGAACTCACCCCGGCCCAGATCGGAGTCTTCTACCGCTTCGCCCAAGCCCGAAACAGAACCGATCGAATCGAACGAATCGCCGATACCTGCAGCCCCTACGCCAAGCCCGGCGTCCTGAAGAAGCTGCTCGCGAAGCTGCGCAAGGGCGCGGCCGCCCTAAGGAGGATCTGACCGACCATGGCCGACCAGGATCTCCAGCTCAAGCTCAGGATCAACGCCCTCGTCAAAGGTGCGAAGGAGGTCGACCGCCTGACGAAGGAGATCCGCGAGCTGACCCAGGCAGGCGGGAAAAAACTGCCGGACAACGCGAAGGGATTCAGGGGCGGGGTCAGCTCTGCAATTCCCGCTGTCGGCAACCTTCGGAATATGGTGGTGGGCCTTGGCGGCGCCCTCGCAGCGTTCCAGGGATTCCGGTTGGCTACGCAGGCCCTGCGCGAGTTTGTACGCGAGGGCGTTCAATACAATGCAAGCCTGGAGCAAGGGCGACTCGGGATCGCGACACTGATCGCTGCCCAATCCAAGCTAACCGATTCTAATGGCAACGCACTTAAAGGCCAAGAGGCGCTTTCCGCCGCTATGAAAGTGGCCGAAAACCAACTTGGGAAGCTGGAGATCGCAGGCCTCGAGACTGCGGCCACAGGAGAACAACTCAGGGATGCGTTCCAGCAGGCCATTGGTACGGGTCTTAGTGCTGGCCTGGATCTCGATGAAATCCGGAATATTACAATCCAAATCGTTCAGGCGGCCGGGGCTCTCGGCGTGCCCATGAACCAAGTCTCTCAGGAGGTGCGGACGATCCTCGAGGGCACCATCGACATGAATGCCCGGATCGCGAAATCCCTGGGCATCACCAATGCAATGGTCAAGGACTGGAAGGCCCAGGGCACACTCGCCGAGGAACTGAACAAACGCTTGGAGACCTTCAGCCTCGCGGGCGCGGAAACCGCTAAGACCTGGGGGGCGATAGTATCCAATATCGAAGAGGCCGTCTCTAAAATCTCCGGCGTTGTGGTTGAGCCGCTTTTCGAGAGCGCCAAGACGGCCCTGGGAGATGTTTTCGGGCAGGTCTTCGATGTCTCAAAGGATGATAAAATTTCGGACACTTTTCGTGGCCTCGTCGAGGCGGGGCAG